ACCACCGGTTGCCAGGTGGCCACCGCGGCCTGGGCCGCCAGCAGCTCGTTGAACGGGTCCAGCGCGCCGGCGAGGATCTCGGCCGGGATGCCGGTCGGCGCCAGGGCATCAGCGATCAGCGACCAGGCCACGACATCGGCATGGTGCTGGACGGCGTTGGCGATCGCAGCGTCGCGACCGGCGATGGCGCCGTGGGCCTCCACCAGGGCCTGGTGCTTGGCCCTTGCCTTGTCGCGCTCTTGGCGGAGTTCGCTGATGGCTTGCTCGGCGTTCTGCATCGCCTCGGAATCAGGCGCCGCGGCGGCCTGCTGTTCCAGGCTGGCCAGCTGCTCGGCCGCCGCGCGGCACTGGTCGACGTCGCGCTGGCTGTTCGCCACGGCGCGCTGGGCACTCTGCAGGTAGCCCTGGTATTCGGTCAGGCGGCGGGCGGCCTCGGGGTCGGCGACCTTCTCCGGTGCCACATAGGCCACCAGCTGGCCGCGCTCCATCAGCACCTGGCCCTGGCAGTGCGGGCAGGCCAGCGGATCGTGTGCCGGCTCGCCAGCGGCGGCGCGTTGAGCCTCGGCCACCTTCGGCGTCCACTCGTCCACCCGGGCCTGGTCGGCGCCAAGCTTCTCCTGGCGGCGCTGTAGCAGGTCAGCGGTTTCGCGCAGCTGGGCCATTTGCGCCTGGCGCTGGGCGGCGGCCTGGGCGTTGGCCTTGTGGCCGCCCAGGGTCTGCTGCGCTTCGGCCAGGTCGCCGTCGAGATCGGCCAGGGCCTTGGCGGCCTCGGCGATCTGCTCCTGGGTGACGGTGGTGGGCGGCAGCTCCGGCTCCCAGGTCTCGGCCTTCTGGCTGCCGTAGTTCTCGCCGGTGATGGCCTTCCAGGCACCGCGCGACTCGGCGGCGTATTCCTTGGCCTGGGCCTCGGCGGCAGGGAAGCCACCGCGCAGCAGCGGCTTCACCTTCTCGAACTTCGCCAGGTCGGCGCCCTTGGCTTCCAGACGCTTGGCGACACCGGTCGCTCCTGGGCTTGCGCCGGTCAGGTCGAACAGGACTTTCCGGCGGTCCTTACCATCCAGGGCCGCGAATCTCGCGGCCTCCAGCACGAAGGGAAGGAAAGGCGCATCAGGAATTACCACCGATTTACCACCCGGCAGCATCATCCAGGAGGTCTGGCTTTCGCCTGCGGCGTCGGTGTAGACGATGTGAGCCTCGCCTTTCTTGGCATCGTCATTGACCAGCTGGCCCAGGTCCTTCTTCAGGGACACCCGGCGCGGCTGGCCGGTGAACGCCATGCTGATCGAATCCAGCAGGCTGGACTTGCCGGCGCCGTTGTCACCGGACACCAGCAGCAGAGGCTCAGATACGGCAAGGGCTGCATTTCGCAGCCCCTGGACGTTGGTAGCGGTGATGTTCGTGATGCGCATGCTGGTTACTCCATCGAGACGACTTCGTCGAGATCCTTGGTGACGCGGTAGGTGTTGTGCAGCGGGTTCTCCGCCTCGCTATCGACGGCGATGACCCTGTCATCGAGCAGGCGGACTGCCAGGGCACGAGCGGCATCGCTGCCGATGGCGAATCGGCTCTGGAGGTAGTCGATGGTGACCACCGGGGTGGCGCGGGCCAGGACGGCGCAGACGTCGGAGTAGGGCACGACGCCGTAGGCCGTGGGGTGCGGCGCGGCGGCGTCCTCCGGGGTGTCGTCTTCCGACTCGGCTTCGTTGGCCTGGCCGTCTGCGGCGGCGCCCTCAGGAACAGGGGCGATCACCTCGCGGCCGCCGGTGCTGTCCATGGCTGAGACGGTGCCGGCGATCTCCATCGCCTCGACCAGGCGGGCGGCGCGGTTGTAGCCGATCTTGAGCGCGCGCTGGATGGCAGAGATCGATGCCCGGCGGGTGCTGATGACGAAGCGGGTAGCCTCTTCCAGCAGGACGTCGTCTTCCAGGTCGTCACGGTCACCGCCGCCGCCCAGGCGCTTCTCCAGCTCCTCTGGGCTGCCCAGCAGATCAGCAGCCGCCAGCGGCAGGTCCGACTGATCGCGGTCGGGCTGGATGCCGTCCAGGCCATCGTTGTAATCGTTCGGCGCCAGCACCAGCAGGCAGAGCTTGCCGGCGGATTTCGTCAGCTCGGCGTTCGATGGCTCGTTGGCGTCGACCTTGGCCGTCACTGTCAGGGCCTTGGCCTCCACCTTGATCGACCGGATGTCCATCGGCACCGACACGACGTCGCGCGCGGCGATGATCCGGACGGCCAGCTCGACGGCTTCCTCGACCTTCTCGGTGAGGCGGTCAATCACCTCTTGCTGCTGGCCCTCGTTCAGCTTGTGATAGGGCGCCTTGAGGTTGTGCAGCTCGAAGCGGCAGGTCTCAATCAGGTCGTGCACGAGCAGCTGGTGGGCGAGTTCGGAAGGGCGGCAGCCGTGGCGCTCTGCGCTTTCGATGATGGCGCGGTGTTCCATTTTCATGGGGCGGGTTCCTACTGGTGGGCGATCTTGTTGAGCGACTGCAGCTGGGCGTCGCTGAGGTAGGTGTGGGCGCCGTAGCGCTCGAACTGGTCGCGGATGTCGGTGGTGAACTGGATCTCCCAGTCCGTATCCGCGCCGTCCTCAGCGGCGGCCAGCAGGGCGGTGAATTGCTCGACGCGGTCGAACAGCTCCTCTACGGTCCGGCTGGCCATGGCCATCACTCCATGCTGAAGTCGTCTGTGTCGACCTGGGCGGCACCGGGGTCAGCCTTTTCCGGCTTGGTGTCAGCCTTTTCGGCCGATTTGTCGCGTTTCTCGGCCTCGGTGTTAACCGATTCGGCCTTTTCGTCACGCTTTTCCGGCTCGGCGTCTAGGATCTCGCCGGTCGCGGTATCGACGTTGCGGGGCGGGGCCTCGGCCTGGCGCAGGGCGTCGATGTCCACCGCGTAGTTCCCGCCGGCATCAGGCTTGGCGTCGAAGACGTCGCGGACCTCTTCCTCGGTCTGCAGGCCCATGCCCAGGTCCGGCGCGTAGGCGCGCTGCCAGAACGCTGCGGCGCGATAGACGAACATCTGGTCGGGCATCGTCTTCCACTTGCTGCCGCTTTTGCTGGCCCAGCCCTCGGCGTTGACCATCTGCCAGGTCACCCAGATACCGTCGAGGCGCTCGCCGGTCTCCTTCTCGATGGCCCAGGCACGGCAGCCGAAGTCCGGCTTGCCCGCTTCGCCTTTCCACTCGTAGCGCAGCGCGCTGAAGCGGCCGCAGGTGTTCACCGTGGCGATCAGGAATTTGCTCGACCAGCTCGGGGTGCCGTGCACCACGTAGAGGTTCTGCATGACCATCAGCGGGTTCGCGCCGATGCGCTGGGCCATGTCCAGGGCGATCAGGCAGTTCGGCAGGTTGCCCTGGTATTGCTTGGGCACCAGGTCGGACTGGACGAAGGCCTTGGCGATGCGCTGCATCAGCTCGAAGCCTTCCAAGTTGAAGAAGCTCATGGACACCGGCATCTGCTGGCGCGCCGGGCCTTGCTGCAGCGATTGCAGCGTCTGGGTGTTGCTCATGGGGTCACCCCTTGTAGGGACAGGTGGGATAGCGCGGGCAGTACCGTGCGGAGCACAGCACCGATTTCGGATTGCCGTAGAACAGGCCGCCCTGGATCAGGCGGGAGGCCATCTGGAGCAGGCCGGGGTTGTCTTCATCTCCGACCAAGGCCTGGCGGGCGCCGGTGACCTCGCCGCGGCCTACGCACGGGCCGGCCCCGGTCTTCAGGCCGATAATCTCGGCCGGTGCGGTCAGCGGCTGGCCGATGGCGAACTCGGCGAGCAGCTCATAGACGCCGAGCTGCGGCCGGTGGCCGGCGGTGACCGCGACGCCGGTAGAGCCCACCGCGCGGGCGCCGCTTTTCAGGTCGCTGATGCCCAGCTGGCCATCCACCCGGCGGATGCGGTCGGTGGTACCGGTGAGCGCCAGGCCCAGGTCGCTGATTTCCAGCCGCTCGCACGTCACCTCGATGCCGACATAGTCCTGGGTGGGCGCGATGTCGGCGCAGTAGCGGCTGTGCAGCGTCAGGCCGATGCGCTCGACCTGCTTCGGCCCGCTGTCCTCCCAGTCGACCTCGTGCTCGGGGTTGTAGAGGGTGTCGACGAACAGGCCGGCCGCGTCGTCCGCGCTGATTGGCGCGCCATCCATGGTGGCCTGGTCGAACAGGGCGGTGGATGCGTGGATCGACGTACCCAGGTGCGCGGCGCCGCTGGAGCGGCTGCGCATGCCGAGGAGGTGCTTTGCCTCCCAGCGCGCCGGGCAGTCGAACAGCTCGGCCAGCGAGCTGGCGCGGATCGTCACGATTTGCACTGTTGCTTCTCCTGCCGCGCCTGGATGGCGCAGGTCGCGTGCTGAGTTCGCCATCCACCCTGGTGCCGCTCGAAGTGGCCGTCGCCTTTCGGGACGTGGCCACCGCAGCGGTAGCAGGTGCCGGGATACTTGTTCCTCATGACGCCACCTCTACCGACCAGCGCCGACCTGGCCGGCGCATCATCGGGGAGCGGATCGGGGTGTCGATCAGCCGGGTCTCCGGCGGCAGGCCCAGGGCCTCGGGCAGGGATTGCCTGGCGCGCAGCAGCAGGGTGTGGCGCGCTTCGGCCTCGGCGACCAGGTCGTCGGTGATGGTGGGTACGGGGGAGGTGGTCATGCTGCTGCCCCCTGCGACTTGGCCCAGCGCTTCGCGACTTCCTGCGAGATCCGCGCCCGGTTGTGGTCGTGGGCGCGGTCGTCGATGGCGCCTAGGGCATAGGCCATCTCGTTCATGCCCTCGGCGATGCCGTCATTGAAGGCCGGGATGCGTGCGATCCAGGTCTCAATCAGTCGCTGGGCGACTTCCTTCTCGGTGCTCATGCAGCCTCCTTGCGGCGCTTGGCCAGTTCGGCGGTGAAGAAAGGTTCGTGCTCGGCCAGCAGCACCCGGCGCCACTCCATCAGCTCCTTGGCGAGGGGGAGGCAGATGCTGGCGAGGGTCATGTAGGCCTCGTTGAACTGGCGATCGCGCATGCTGGCCAGGGTCTCCAGCAGCACCACCTGGCGTTGCGGGTCGATCTGCAGGTCGCAGTGGATGGCGAAGGCCAGCATGGTGCTGGGGTTGCCGGTGTCGATGTCGTGCTCGAGCTGGAGCACTTGCTCGTGGGCGCACTCGAGCGCCCGCTCATGCTGGATAGCGAGGGTCATGGGTAGGGTCTCGATGTGCGCCGGACGGCGCGGGGAATGGGTGATGCAGTGCCAGCACCTGTTGGCGTTGCTAGCTGGCGCGACTCCGTCTCCTGCATCGGGGTGTGATCTCGCTGGACTTCAACCAGCACCTCCCTCGCGAGCGGGCGCCCTTTCTGGAAGATCACACCCCGATGCAGCCTGGCGAGCCAGGCGATCGGGCCGTCTTTCCGGCTGTCATCCAGTCCTCGGCACTGGCGCCGCCGTCTCCCCGCCGCTGATTGCAGGTGTCAGGTTCTCGGTGGTGGGCTTCGAGCTTCCTCCCCACAGCGGCAATCAGTGCCTATTCGCCGTGGATCAAAGGTCCTTACAACATGCACGCTGCAGCTCTGGGTGCCCGGGTGTGTGGGGCAGGGTGCATGAGGTCCGGCGCGCCCTTAGCCGAAGCTAGGCGCGCTATCTCTTTTCGGGACTGCGCATTGCATACGGGTCGCTCTCGCGGAGCGGGCCTGGTGCCCTCAATCAGCCGTCCCGGTCGCCCCTCGGGGTCGCCTTCGCGTGGGCAGGCTTTCGGGCCTGTCTGATTGCCGGTCGCCGTAGAGGCAATGCGGTCTGTGGTTTCTTTGTTGCGTCGGATTTTGAAAGAGCACGGGCGGTGCAGCTGCCCAGCCAGTGGTTGCTGGCAATGGGTTTATTTAGCCAGCAGCTAATTTTGACGTCAATAGCTGGAAGCTAAATATTTTTAGCTGGACGCAAAAAAGCCCGCACTCGGCGGGCTCTTGTGATGCAGTCCGGTCAATCCGCGGCAGGTATTCCGCGCCAGCTGAATTCGTAGCCGGTACCGCTCTGCTCTACAGAAAGGCCATCCACCTCCCGCATTTCGTCCACGACCCGCTCCCAGTCGTCGTCGTGGTCCGTCTCCAGGCGCTCAACGCGACAACGCTGCTCAAGCTGCGCATGCGGCTCGGCGATGTGGGCGTTGATCCGGCGGCACAGCCGCTCATAGCTGGAGACCTGAACCTGTTTCTTGACGACCTGGGCATTGCTGCGGGGCATGAGCCACCTCCTTACTGTGATACTGTTCAAATATACAGTATGCGACCGATAGCGGAGCGGCAAGGTTCCAGGCACAAAAAAGCCCGCGCTAGGCGGGCTGCACAGGATCCGGAAGGCTAGGGCTTCGCTGTGGCTATCTGATTCACTTCGGCTGCCAGCCTGCTGGCCGCGTCATCCAGCGAGGCTGCGATGGCGTCATAGAGCTTTTGCTCCGAGACGGTGAGATAGGCGCTCGGAACAGCTCCCGCCCCCAGCACCTTGACCTCGCGCGTCACCCCGTTGGCTCTAACGGAGGCGGTGACGTGGGCCTTCGCGCCTGCGACGGTGTTCATCGCAAAGCCGGCCAGGGGGAACAGGCCGGTGGCCAGAACTGCTGATCCATCATCCAGGCCGAACTCGATGGTGATGTCGCTCGGCGTGACCTGGATGTCGGAGGCGTTGCCGTCAGCAACGTCGCCTACTCGCAGCGATGGATACTTCGCCCTCAGGTGAGCAATCAGCGCCTGAGAGAAGGGGCCGCCCGCGTGGATGTCGAAGGTGTAGATACTCCATGCCCTCCCGTAGGACGGTTTGCTGCTGTAGACCTTGCTCTGGAACTCCCTGCTGAGGATCAGCTCCGCCTTGGCAGGGCTGGGCGTCGTGTAGAGGGGTTTGCTGATGACGTTCGGATTTACCTGCTTGGCCGAGCATCCGGCCAGAAGAACTGCCATCACCAGCACTGCTATCTTGCGCATCACTCAACTCCATGTCGTAGAAGCCAGCAGTCTAGTCGCCTGCAGCGGGCAGGGCGTGGAACGTGACGGACTGCGCAGTTAGCAGGGTGGGCGGTACCCGCGAGCAACAAAAAGCCCGCACTGGGCGGGCTCTTTTTCATTCGCTCGGTTATCGCAGCTCGATTGCAGCCTTAAGCCGGTTGGAAGCGTCCGTGAAGTTGCGGGACTCCGGCGACTCCGCGGATACCTCGCGGGGGGTGCCCATCCAGTCCATATAGCTCAGCCACTTTCCGTAGGCGTCCATGATCTCTGGTTTGAGATCGGGCGCGGCCTCAATGGCGCCTTTCACATTCGGCTTGATGGCCAACTTCTCGCGGTCGACGCAGGCCTGAGCATCCTTGAATGACTTCTCTACGGCCGCCTTGTATTGGGGGCTCTTCTCGCCGTGGTTGCGTTGAACGATCCCGGCCTGGATGTCAGCCATGGCCCCTTCTATCCGGCATTTTGCTGTGGCGCCGTCCAACTGCTCCTGGATGTTCGGGGCTGCTTGCACCAGGCCGGCGCAGGCGGAAAGGGCGGCCAGTAGAAATAGTCTCTTGATCATCGTCATCAACTCTCAGCAGCTGGGCGGAGTGGTAGGCATCACTGCACGATCTTGCTGGGCGGCACGATGGCGCCCACCGGGTAGCAATGCTGGATCTGCTCCCAGGGGATGCTGCGGCGCCCGAAAGCATCGTTGATCGACATCAGGCTGACCTCGTAGTCATCCGCCCGCAGCAGCTCCTTGACCATGCTCTCGCCTTCGTCGTGGACACCATGCAGCTTGATGTAGACGTATTCGCCTGGCACCAGGTCGCCGTTGGGCTCGATGATCGCAACCCAGCCAGATCGAATGGCAGGGGACATGGAATCGCCGCGGAGGCGCAGCGCATAGGCATCCTTGTCCTGGGTGGGAAAGTTGATGTGGCCCTCGCTGGGACTCAATGCCGTCCAGTAGCCCTCCGCCCCGAGCTGGGCGGTCCCAACGATAGGGATCTGCCGAAAGCGTGACGTGATGGGGATCGGCTGGCCGACGTTGGATTGCTCGGCCTGCTGACCATGGACCGTGTCCATCCAGCCCCGTTGCAGGCCCTCGACCTGCTCGATCCGACGAGCGACATCATCGCCCAGGTTCTTCTCAGTCTTGTCCGACAGGATCTGGCTTAGGTGGGCCGGTGCCATGCCCCAGCGCGTGGCGCAGGCGCCTTTGCGCTGTGAGCCGATCAGCTGGAGCAGGTTCGCCTTGCGTATTTGATAGATGTCCATTTCCGGATTTTCCCACTCTTTAGCCTTCTGCTAAATGTGCGGAAGGCTAAATCTAGCTTGATGTTAAATTAGCCGTCAGCTAAATTGCTCTCCATCTCACACGGAGAGTTCTCATGAACGAGCACTTGCGAAGCTGGCTGGCCAAGACGCCCGCCGAAGTACGCACCGCAGTAGCCAAGGCAGCCGGCACTTCCGTCGGCCACCTCTGGCAGCTTGCCGGTGGCCATCGAAACGCATCGGCGGAACTTGCCGAGCGCCTCCAGGAGGCATCGAACGGCGAGATCACCATCGCCGGCCTGCGCCCAGACCTGGTCCCGCTCGCAAGGAAAGTCCTTCAAGGCGTGGCGTGATCATGAGCACACCCGCATTAAGCCAAGACCCATCTGCAAGAGCACGGGAGATCGAATCCCTGGTCTTGCAGCGACTCGTGTCGGTGGGCCAGAAGACCGTCGCGGACGCAATCGGCTTGTCCGAATCGACCGTGTCGCGCTGGAAGGAAGGCGAGATAGAGCGCTGGGCAAAGCTGTTTGCGCTCCTGGGACTCCAAGTCGTCCCGGTTTCTGCGGTGGTGGTCAACGCCGAATACCTGCGCTCACTCGAAACCCTGGCGGAGTTGGGGCTGAAGGCTGAGAAGAAGCGCCCAGGACCCCTGGGCTGGGATTGAGTCATGACCGCAGTTCTGGTCAACGATGATGAATGGGCCCTGTTCGCTGGCGAGCCGGCGGAGCTGCTGAAGCTCTACGTGGCCCTGAAGCGCCGCATGGACTTCGCCACTGGCATCGCTGGAAAGCAGACGCTCATCAATGAGATTGTGCTACGCGAAGGCTTCAACGTGGACCCTATCCCTGGGCGTCCTACCCCTAAGCCCGTCACGCGAGAGCAGTACCGATCGGCCGTCCGAAGACTGGAAAAGATCGGTGCTCTCAAGGTAGTCGGCCCCCTCGTTTTCGAGTTCCCCCACGCTCGCACGCATCAGTCCGCCCAAAAGAGCTACAACCGAGCTACAACCGAGCTACAACCAGGGCAACAACCGAACAAAAACCAGCCAGAACCCAGCAATGGCGAGGGTTCTAGCCAGGAAGAGGGTGGAGCTGCAACCGGGTTATTTTTTGAGCAACCCGCTAGCAACAACCTACTTCCGGAGTCCGGTAATACACCACCACCATCACCGCGTGCGTGCGCAACCGACTCCCGCACCAGGTTCGCCATGACGGCGGACTGGGAGCCGAACCCGCAGACCTTCAAGGCCACGCTGACTATGAACGCCATGGCCGGCGTGCAGATCCAGCCCGACCAACTCCTGGAGTTCCGGTCGTTCTGGATCGCCAACCCTGATGAACACCGAACCCAAGCCCGCTGGGAGCACGCGCTCGCCCAGCATCTGAAACGGGAGCACCGCCATGCACAAGCCAACCCCGGAAGACCTCAAGCCCAAGCCGGTGCTCACGCTGGTCGACAACGCAGCCTCTCTGCTGTCGACCGGGTCCGCCAAGGCATCGCCGACCGAAAAGCCCGAGAAGCTGCGGCAGGAGCTGCTGGACAAACTCTGGATGAAGATGGCGGAGATGTACGGCCACCGCTGGACGTCGAGTTTTGGCGAGAAAGCTGACCAGGACAGCGTTTGGGCGACCGTGCTGCACGACATCAGCGGCCGCCAGATCGCCAACGGGCTGACCCTGCTGGTCGAGAAGGGCGACGAGTTCGATTGGCCGCCGCCGGCGAACGTCTTCCGCCAGCTGTGCCTGCATGTGCCCGGTCTGCCCACCGAGGAGGAAGCCTGGGACCAGGCGCTGCGCGGCGAGTACAAGCACGACGCTGTCCGCGTCGCCGCCAAGCAGACCGGCACCTACGACCTGCGCACCGCGCGGCCGGACAACAAGACCCTGCGCAAGACCTTTGCACGGAACTACGCCATCGTCCGAGCCCGCGCCGTCATGGGCAAGCCGCTTGAGGACACGATCCCCCTCGGCATCGAGCACGAACACAAGTCACCGATGCAGGTGCAATTCGCCCACAGCCACCAGCAGGCCCGGGACCTGATGCAAGCCCAGGGCATTCCCAGCGACCCCAAACAAGCCCGCGCCATGCTGCTGGCCAAGATGGGCATCCGGAGAGCGAACCATGCGTGACTTCAAGCCAGAGGACCTGGCACTGGTGATCGGATGCCGGGTATCGCCGCATCTGATTGGCTCAACCGTCGAGCTGTGGCTCCGCGCCGAGCCGGGCGAAGACTTCATCGGTCCGGACGGCAAGTGGTGGTTCAGCTCCTGCGACGCCGTGGCCTGGATTGTGCTGGTCAGCAGCGCCCAGGACTGGGCTTTCGTCGCCGAGCACCACCTCATGCCGCTGGGCCGCGACTTCGCCCCGGCGCGCCAGGCTGCCAAGGAGCAGGACCATGCGTGAGTTCGCCGCGGTGGAGTTCGTGGTGCCCGGCAAGCCCATCGGCAAGGACCGCCCGCGCATCGGCAAAGTCGGCGCCCACGCCCGTATGTTCACCCCGAAGGAGACGGTGGCCTATGAGGGCCTGATCGCGCATGCGGCCCAGATCGCCATGGCCGGCCGGGACCTGATCCCGCACCCGGTCATGGTTGAGCTGCAGATCCTGCTGCCGATCCCTCAGTCGAAGTCGAAAAAATGGAAGGCCCAGGCCGTGGCCGGCCAGGTATTCCCGACCACGAAGCCCGACATGGACAACGTCATCAAGGCGATCTACGACGGCCTCAATGGCGTGGTCTGGCGGGATGACGTCCAGGTGGTGGACGCCATCGTGCGCAAGCGCTACGCCGAGACACCGTGCGTGCGGGTCCGGATCGTGCCGCTGATGACGGAGGAGGCCGCCTGATGACCGACCACGTCATTCGTACCACTGCCGACCGTGACCGCCTGGTGTCCTTCCTCGCCGGCCTCGACCTGTCGAAGCCGCGGAAGATCGCCATCACCGAGATCCGCAGCCAGCGCAGCGATGCCCAGAACCGCCTGCTCTGGATGTGGAACAACGCCATCCAGAAGCACCTGGCCGATAGCTTCGGCCAGTTCGCCAGCGCCCAGGAATGGCACGAGATCCTGGTGGCGCGCCTGTGGCCCTGCGAGGTCCGTAAGGTGGCCATGCCTGGCCCGGCCGGCGGCGAGTTCAAGGTCGGCCGCGCGAAGACTAGCGGATTCACCCAGGCCCAGATGGCCGAGTACCTCGACCTCCTGGACCGCTACTGCGCCGAGCACCTCCAGCTGCTGCTGCCCCAGCCCGAGGACCTGATGCTGGCGATCTACGGACAGAGGAGGGGGGCGGCTTGAAGCCGGCCCAGGGCAGAGATGGCAGGGACGCCTGCAGTTGTCTGCGCCGCCAGGTGGCCGCGCAAGTCGCAATCCAGATTTCCGAGGTATCTCCGATGCGCCTGAGTTCCGGCTTTCCCACGTTCAAGCCCGTTCATGGCTTCGAAGAGTCACACGTCATCTCCAACTACGGCGTTGTGGTGCGCAGGGAGCGGCACACCACCAGCTCGGTGGGAATCATCCGTTTCTACCCAATGCAGACGCTGAAGGCGACTCGAACTGTCCACGGCTATTACCACATGAACATGCATGGCGTTGACGGGAAAAAAGCCACTATGAGGGTCCACACGATGGTGCTGGAGGCCTTCGTATGCCCTCGGCCGGAGGGACTGGAATGCCTGCATATCAACGGCGACAAGACAGATAACCAGCTCTCCAATTTGCGCTGGGGAACGCACCGCGAAAATGGGAAGGACCGGTCTCTCCACGGAAACAGTGGACACGTCCTGAACTTCCAGCTTGCTCAAGAGATTCGCGCCCTACGAGGAATCATGCGGCAGGTGGATGTGGCTGAGGCCTATGGTATTTCACAGTGCCTGGTCAGCCAGATTCAGCTGGGAAAGGTCTGGAACGTGGCTGAGCAGGAGCTGGCTGTATGAAGATCCATAGCGCGAGAGAAGCTTGGTTCGACTCCTACTACCGCCCAGGCGACGGCACCAATCGCCATTGCGAGTCGCTGGCGCTGGTCGGCCCCTATCAGGGCACTGAGCGCGTGCGCGGCGTTGCCGGCCTAGTGAATGAGACCATCGGCGCCCACGTCCGAAGCGTGGTGGAGCGGCTGCCCGCCGACCTGTTCGCCTTCGGCAACCACATGTACCACCCGGAGAATAACGACCTCTGGCGCGAGGCGGCCGAGGAATTCGTTTTCCAGCTGGCCTACCAGCGCGGCGCCCGGATGTACGCCAAGAAGTTCGCGAAAGCTGAGTTCGTGGCCAAGGCCGTGCTCTACCGGTATCGGCGCCAGCACCAAGGCGGACAGAACGCGGCGCCGGATCCGCTGCCGTCGCCGGAGCGTTTCCGGGATTTCCTGGATTACACCTATGGGATCGAGCTTCGGTCGGAATCGTGGGACTCTGAGTGGGGCGATTTCATCCAGCGTTGCTTCGATGCGTGCAATGACCTCGATCAGTTGGCACTGGCTCCGGTAGCGAGGCTCTTGCGGGAGATGAAAACGGCCGCTTGACCAATTTCTCGGCTGGCGGCATGATTTGTCCATTGTGTGAAGCAGCACCCAAATACCAGAAACCCGGCTCCGGCCGGGTTTTTTTATGCGCGCTGTTTCACCCTGAGGTTGGACTTGCGTGGGCCGGTTGCCTGGTTGGCGAGCTGACTGCACATGCGCGCCGCGATATCTCCCATTGAGCAGATATCAATGATCGAGAGCAATGGGCCCTCGTACACAGCTGTGTTGTGAGTAACTGCATCGCGGACTGTCAGAACCCTGTGATCAGGATTGGTATCGCTTCGATCGAGTGTCACCTCAAAGTTCGTGGGAAAAAACGCCTGCACGTATGAGCACAGGCTCATCCTCTCGACGCGGTTGCGCATCGCTCATTCCTCGCTTGATCAATGCGAGTCAGTCTGGCACGCACAGGTACGCTTCGCTCAAGAGGAAAAGCAATCCTCATTGTGGGATTCGTTAGGGCTACAGGATAGCCGAGGCCTCCGCCGATTCGGTCAACGTGCCTGCTGCCGCCTCCGCCAATGCTACGAGCTGATTGAGAAATTCCTGCATCACCGGATCAAGTGTATTAAGCGACTTCATGGACTCAATGCAGCGCTGCATTTCCCTGTTTTCTTCGAGCACGCTTGCCAGTGTTACTTGCACGGATATCACCAATTGAGCTGAATGAGAGCCAATTGTGAATGGTCTGAAACCTCCGTTATAGAGCTGTTTGTCAGCGAATCATTACCGGTCGGCGCTTGGGGCGAATTTTCGCGCCTGGCGCCTCCTATCTGCATCCTGGAGCAATTAAATGGACCCATCTGACCTGGGCGGTGGAAACCCGGTCGGGTGGTTCACGGCCGGCGGCATTGGCCTGGCCTGGGGCCTCACCTGGCTCCGCAAATTCTTTTCGAGCACGAACGCCGCTGTTGCCAACGACCGCGCCGAGAAGGACATGCTCGAGCGCCTCACCGACGAGAACAAGACGCTTCGGACGGACTTGGAGACGGTGACGAAGGAGCGCAACGAGATGTACCGGACGGTGGGAGAGCTCACCGGCACCATGAAGGCGATGAAGTCGCAGCTCGACCTGCAGGAAGCCCAGATCAGCCAATTGACCAGCGAGGTCTCGCAGCTACGGCAGGCCTTGCAGAGGACCGGTTATGAACGGCGAAACCCTGAAGCGAGCTAAAGCCTGGTGGCGCCGCTACGAGCTATGGGCGCTTGCTGCGCTGCTGGTGCTCAGTGGCGCCACGGTCGGCTACCAGGCCGCCATGTACAACGCCCACCGCATCATGCTCGTCGAGCTGGCGGCCATTCGTGCTGCCTACGACCAGGCCCTGGGCAAGAAAGATCAGCGCCTCGAAACGCTGGCCAGCCAGACCGGCAAGGCCGCGCAGGTCGCCGCCGATGCGGCGAAGCAGGCCAGCGAGGCCGCAAGCAAGGCCGCAGAGGCCGCGGTGTCCCCGATCCCCGATACACCCTAACCAGTAGCGGCCCGAGCTGTGCATTCCGGCGCCCACATCTCCGGAGTGCAAGCACCATGACCGACGCCGTAGGCGCTGCCAGCGCGAAGCTCGCGCAAGCCATTGCTGATGTTCAGACCGCAGGCAAAGGCCTGATAGAGGCAGCGCTCGCCGCGGCCCAGCCCGTGACTCCTGATCCGGTACCGGAGCCGACGCCTGATCCGGCGCCAGTGCCACCGGCCGCCAGCCTGCCGCTGACCACCGAGGTCATCAACGCCTACGACAAGTCGCTGATGCTGCCCATGA